ACGGCGTCATCACCAGCATCGTCTAAGGAGCAACCATGACCGTCACCGTCAAAACCCTCATCCCGGCAAAGCAGGCCGAGAACGTCCAAACCACGCAGTACACCGCGACCAACTGCAAGACCATCATCGACAAGTTCACGGCGACCAACACCAGCGCGTCCAACGTGACCATCAGTGTCAACCTGGTGACCAGTGGCGGCTCTGCTGGTGTGACCAACCTGATCGTCGATTCGCGTGCAATCGCACCGGATGAGACCTACACTTTTCCGGAACTGGTGGGCCAGGTGCTGGAGCCTGGTGGCTTCATTTCCACCATCGCCAGCGCTGCCACGTCGCTGACCATTCGCGCCAGCGGCCGCGAGATCACTTAAGGAGAACCACATGGACATGCCCAAAATCATGATGGCTGGCTTCAACGGCCTGCCCATCGACGAGCCGTTCATCACGGCGGCCGAGAACAAGAAGAACACCCAGACCGTCATCGACGACTGGATGCTCGGCCCTGAGAAGCCGTCCAACGAACCAGGAGCAAACAAGCCGTACTGGATGGCGCTTGCCAAGGCCATGCAGGTCGATGAGAAAGAGTCGCGTCGTCGTCGCTGCTCGAACTGTGAGTACTACGACAACAGCACCATGATGCAGGCCAAGATGGAGCGCATCCCACGCAACGAGTGGGACACGGACGCTGGCTACCGTGGCTACTGCCACAAGTTCGAGTTCATCTGCCACGACATGCGCTCCTGCCAGGCCTGGGAAGAGCGCGAGTTCGAGCAAGATTGACGAAATGTTAGATTGTGGGAAAATAGGGGCCACTGAGCCGTTCGAGCAGCCAGTAGCTCACAGCCCCTACCAGGAGGATTCGATGAGCGATGTCGCGGTTCAGGAAGTTGCCAAGCAGGTCGGTGTGCCTGCCGAGCACCTGCCTATCTACCGCCTGGAGGCTGAACTGCTCAAGTTGCCCCAGGTCGACATGCCCGTCGAGCACGCCTTCTGCAATGGCCTCTACGCTCGAACGATGCACATCCCGGCAGGCACCGTCCTGACCGGCGCGGTGCACAAAGACGAGTCCTTCTTCGTGGTTCGCAAAGGCACGCTGATCGTCACCACTGACGACGGCTCGGCCCAGGTCGGCCCTGGCTTCATGAGCGTGACGCGCGCCAACACAAAGCGCGCTGGCATTGCGCTGACCGAAGTCGAGGTCACCACCTTCCACGCCAACCCGACGAACGAGACTGACCCGCAGGCCATCTGGGACATGTACACCGTCCCGGCACCGGCCCCGGTCTTGGAGGCCGTCCAACATCCGCACCTGGAGGGCAACAAATGAGTTTTGGACTATCTGGAGCAGCGCTGGCAGGCATTGCCGTTGGCGGCGCAACGCTCGTCTCCGGCCTTGCACAGGCCGATGCAGCCAGCAGCGCAGCTGCCGCACAAACCCAAGCATCCGAGGCAGGCATCGCAGAACAGCGTCGCCAGTTCGACAAAGTTCAGGAACTGCTCAAGCCCTACGTCGAAGCCGGTACCGGCGCGATTGAAGGTCTGGAGCCGTTCGCTGCTGCTGGCGTCCCTGCGCTGCAGGCCCAGCAAGCATTGCTCGGCCTGGCAGGCCCGGAGGCACAGCGTCAGGCCATTCAGCAACTGAGCACCAGTCCGCAGATGGAAGCGCTGGTCCAGCAAGGCGAGAACGCATTGCTGCAGCGCGCATCTGCCACTGGTGGATTGCGTGGCGGCAACGTGCAAGCTGCGCTGGCGCAGTTCCGGCCGCAGGTTCTGTCCGAGTTGATCGGCCAGCAGTACAGCCGTCTCGGCGGCTTAACGGCGCTTGGGCAGGAGACCACATCCAACCTGGCGCGGCTTGGCCAGGCATCAGCCGCAGGTACCGGCGCTGCAGCCCAAGAAAGCGGCGCGAACATCGCCAGCCTGCTGGCGCAGCAAGGCGCTGCACAGGCAGGCGCGCAGATCGCGCAAGGCAAGGCGTTTGCATCCATTCCTGCAGCCATCTCTGGCGGCCTGGGCATCTTCTCTGGCCTGGGAGGTAAATTCTGATGGCACTTCAACTACCCTCTGGCCCCATCAACTACGGCGTCGACATTCCTGACCCGTCGCAGGCGTTCCTGCAGGCGTTCAAAACTGGCACGGCCATCACCGAAACCCGCATGGCGCAAGAGCAGGCGCAGCGCCAAGCCGAGCAACAGCAGCGCATCACGCAAGCATTCGAGCGCCTGCGCCAGCCTGGCGCAACGGCCAAGGACTACGCTGACCTGGCGATGATGCTGCCTGAGACGCAGGCCAAGGCCGTGCGCGAGAGTTTCAGCATGATCAACGCTGACCAGCAGCAGAACGCACTGACGCAAGCTGGCCAAGTGTTCTCGGCGTTCAAGTCCGGCAAGCCTGAGATTGCTGTCGGCTTGATCGAACGTCAGATCGAGGCAAAGCGCAACAGTGGCGACGAAGGCGGCGCACGCTTCCTGGAGACCTGGCGCGACGTTGCCAAGGAGAACCCAAAGGCGGCCGAAGACTACTTCGGCTTCACCATCTCGCAGATTCCTGGTGGCGACAAGGTCATCGCTGGCGCTGTGCAACTGGAAGAGGACCGTCGCAAGACGCAATTGCAGCCGTTCAAGCTGCGCCAGGAAACCGCTGACGCCATCGTCAAGGAAGCCCAGGCCAAGTTCGCGCCTGAGAAGTTTGGTCTGGAGATCGACTTGACCAAGTCGCAGATCGAGCAGGCCAAGGCGGCTCGTCGCGCCCAGGATGCCGCTGCTGCCAAGTCCGGCGCAGAGGCTGCGCGCGCACGAGCAGAGGCTGACCAAATGGCGGCAGGCATCATCCCGGTCGAAAAGCGACCCGATGCCGAGGGCAAGTTCCGCAAAGAGTACAGCGATCAGACCAAGGGCTACCAGGAGGTCAAGTCGGCCTACGGTCGCGTGCTGGCGTCCGAGGACAACGCAGTCGGCGACCTGTCGCTGATCTTCGGCTACATGAAGATGCTGGACCCTGGCTCCGTGGTGCGCGAGGGCGAGTTCGCCACGGCGCAGAACGCAGCCGGTGTTCCCGAGCGCATCCAGAACATCTACAACCAGGTGGTCAGTGGCCAGCGCCTGTCGCCTTCCCAGCGTCAGTCGTTCAAAGGCCAGGCAGGCAAGCTGTACAGCACGGCCCAGACGCAAGAGGCCCAGGTTCGCCAAGGCATCGAGCGCATCGCCAAGGGCTACGGCTTGAACACGGCCAACATCTTCTACACCCCGACCGAGGTGGCACCGACTGCGCCTGGTGCAGCACCTGGCGCGCCTGCTCCGGCTCCTGGTGCTCCGGTCAGCGTGACGGCACCCAACGGCCAGGTGCTGACCTTCCCGAGTCAGCAGGCTGCTGACGCCTTCAAGAAAGCGGCAGGGATTCGCTGATGGCCACCGACTACGAAGCACTCGCACGACAGTTCGGCGGCCAGGCTGCAGGCCCGGCTCCCACGCCTGCACCGGCTCCGGCCCCTGCAGCGGCAGCGCGGCCTGCACCTGTTGCTGCACCTGTGCCTGCGCCAGCAGCCCCGGCTGCTGCTCCTGTGGCGGCTCCGGCCGCTGCTGCACCGGCCACCGACTTCGCGGCGCTGGCTGCGCAGTTTGGCGGCCAGGCAGAACCTCCGAAGATGGGGTTCTTGGAGTCGGTCGGCGAGATGGTGACCGGCACGCGTCGCGCCACCCAGGCCACCCAGACGCTGCCCGAGTGGACGGCCATGCCGGAACTCAACCAGATGAGCGTGGCGTCGTTCAAGACGGCGCTGGGAACGCTGCTGTCCAATCCGTCCGAGACGGTCCAGATTCTGCAGGCCAACTTCCCTGGCGTGCAGGTGCGCCAGGACGAGAAGGGCAACTTCATCCTGCGGTCGTCTGTGAACCAGCAGGAGTACGCCATCCCGCCAGGCATCAGCGTGGGCGACATTCCTCGCATCCTGGGCGGCTTTCTGGCCTTCACCCCGGCCGGTCGTGCCACCACCATCCCTGGTGCTGTGGCGGCTGGCGCTGGTACCCAGGCCGTGATTGAGGCCACCCAGGCTGGCACTGGTGGCCGATTTGACACTGGTGAGGTCGGCATGGCTGGCGCTGCTGGCGGCGCTGGCCAAGTGCTGCAGCGCACCGTCCAGGCAGCCGTCCCGGCCGCACGACAGGCTGTCCAGCGCGTCACAGGACGCAGGGCTGCACCAACTCCTGCAGCACCCGCTGCGGCGGCTCCTGCGGCCCGTCCTGCGGCTCCTGCAGCGCGCATCGAACCGACGCTGGAACCCATGCCAGCACCGGCAGCACCGGCCGCAGCAGCAGCGCAGGCTGTCCCGGAGCAGCCGATCGTCCAGGCAGCAGCCCAGGCCGTGCCTGAGCAGCCGGTGGCCCAGGTGGCCACCGAGGCATTCGAGGAGGTCGGCGATCTGGTGCGCAAGGCGTCCGGCAGCGGTCCTGGCTCCGCTGCGGCCAAGGCCAAGCTGGCCGACATTGCCCAGGTCAACCCTGACGCGCGTGCGGCAGCCGAGCGCCTGGGCATGGACCTGCCGTTCGACGTCTTCAGCGACAACCCGCAGGTGCGCGCTGCCGTTGGCCTGACCCGGTCTGTGGCTGGTGGCGAGGCAGAGGCGGCATGGGTCAACACCGTGCGCAACGCGATCACCAAGGCCGACGATGTGGTGCAGCAGTTCGACGCTGCCTTCATCGAAGGCCGTCCGGCCCCTGGCGCAACGTCGCAGCGCATTTTGGACAGCCTCAAGGGCACGCAGGCTCAACTGGCCAAGGACGCCAGCGCGATTTACCAGCGTGTCGACGAAACCATCCCCAAGACTTCGACCGTGCAGTTCCCGCGTCTGACGCAGACGCTGGACGAGGTACTGGCCGAGGTTGGCGAGAAAGGCCTGACGGCGCAGGAGAAGAAGCTCTACGAGTTGGCCACCGACCCCAATGCCACCTACGGCCGTCTGCTGCGCGAGAAGAACCTGATCGGCCAGGCCGTGGCGGGCAAGGAGTCTCCATACGGCAACATGGACGCGGCTTCGCTCAAGCGCCTGTACGCTGCACTGGCCGATGACCAACTGGCTAACGTCGGCACCATCGGCGGCGATGCGCTGCGCCAGGAACTGCGCGCGGCCAACCTGCTGACGGCCAAGAAGAAGGCGCTGGAGAACCGCATCGTCGGTGCCTTCGGCAAGGAGATCGACGGCAGCGTGGCCACCCTCATGCAGTCGGCCATCAAGTCTGCGGCCAAGGGCGATGCGGCACAGTTCAACAAGCTGATGAAGGTCGTCCCGCCTGAGTTGCGCAAGGAGACCATCGCCACGGCGCTGGCCTCTGTCTCAAGCTCGGCCAGGGCTGGCCAGGAAGGCGCATTCGGATTTGCCGAGTTCGCCAAGACCTACCGTGGCCTGCGCGCCAACCCTCCTGTCTACAAGCAGGTGATTGAGGTGCTCGGCAAGGATGCAGACCCGGTGCTGCGCGACCTGTTCGAGATTTCGCGCAGGATCACCGACGCACGCGCCCAGGTGCTCACCACCGGCAAGGCTAACCAAGCGCTGGTGGAGGCGCTGAAGGCCGAGGGTCTGGTGGGCAAGGTCATGCAGAGCACGATGGCACAGCGCGCTGTCACTGGCGCGGCCAGCGTCATCCCTGGCGGCGGCTTTGTAGCCCCGGACATTGTGCAGTTCATGTCCAAGGGCAATGCCGATGCCGTCAAGGCGGCTGGCAAGCTGTTTGCCAGCGACGACTTTCAGAAGCTGGCCATCGAGGCTGCCACCAAGGCCGAGCCGAGCACAGCGGCGCTACGTCGCACAGCCATGAGCAAGGCATTCGGGGATTTCGCCAAGGCAGCCAAACTGCCACAATCTCTGGACGCACGAGTGCAGTGGCTGCAGTCTGCCATCCAGACCGGGCGTCAATTCGGTCAAGAACAGGAGCAGTGAGGATGACCCGATGCTTGCAACAATTCGCAGATGGATCGCATGGCTGCTTGCGTGGCTTCGATCATTCTTCCAGCCTGAACCAATCCAAGGAGAACCAGTAATGTCCGCACTCAGCATTCAGCCCACGTATCCGATCTTTACA